TTTTCACTACACTTAAGTTCAAAGCTGATAGTAGCTACACTTTACCAACAGATGACACAACACACCAGGCGTTTATAACTCCTAGTACAGGTGATTTTGATGGTGCAACTGAAGTTACTAATATCAGGGAATTTCCATCATTTGGTAAACCTGCAAATATTGTAAACGTTCCAAACTATGGACAATCTGTAAGTTCTCAAATTCAAGGACAATCAGATGCTCCAACTATGGAATTTACAGTAAACTATGTTCCAGGTGATCATGGTGCTATTCAAGCATTAGTTCAAGACGGAAACACATATGTGTACCAAATTGATGTTAAAAATGCTGAAACAGGTGATAACGCTGCATTTTATGTAAAAGGACAATTTGCTTCATTTGAAGTCTCTCCTAATTTGACTGATTCTAATCAGGCAACTATTACGATGAGTACTCAAGGTGACTATGTTGGGCCTTTTGCCGATTAATAAAATTTTTATGTTGGGGTGTAAAAGCCCCAGCATATTATTAGTATAAGGATAAAAAAATGAATAATAATAATAAACCGTTTAATAAATATTATGTTTTAAGAATAACTTCATTACATATAAAAAAATCAATTGATACATCAATTAGGAAAACATATGAAAGATTAAAAGATGTAGAAAATAAAGCTGAAGTTTTCGAAACTTTAGATGTTTTACATAAAATTAGAAAAGTAATGGAAGATTTTGAATCTCATAATAAACATTTATATAAAAAACCGGAAGAGGTAGAGAATGAAACACATAAAGATAATAGATATAACGAAAAAAGTACCATTTCTTAATCAGGAAGTAGAAATTAAACAGTTAACAGTTAAGGGTGTGAAAGATTTACAAAAAATATTAAACACAAGCGCTAGTAAAGATGATTTATCTGGGCTAACGACATTAAGCGCAATATTTAAAGCAACTGTTATTGGTGCTGAAGATATGAAGGATAAGGATTTTGAACAATTTCCAATACAAGCATTAACGGAATTGTCAAATGAAATACTTATTTATAATGGCTTAAATGCAAAAGACGATAAAGGTTCAGAGTTGGGAAAGAAGAATTAGCAGAATATGAAATTGCTCATCAATTAGGTGTTACTTTAGACACTATTTATAATATGTCTTCAAAAGAATATTTTGGTTGGATAAAATATTTTGAAAAAAGACCTTATGGATGGAGAGATGATCATAGATCTGCTATTATAGCTCAAACAACTTATCAAGGAACAAAACCTTTACGTATTAAAGATTTATTTCCTTCATTAAAAATGATGGAAGATAGTAATAAGGATAATGAAATAAAATTACAAGAAGGATTGTCTCAATTAAAGGCAATTGCTAAGAAAAATAATATTTCATTTTTGGATGACAATAATGTGTCCACAAAACAACTCGCTAAAAAGGAGAAAAACAATGACAAATAAACTATCTATATTTAATCAAATGAGACCATTATCGGTAGGATTTGATGATATGTTTGATCATTTTGAAAAAATATTTGATCAACCAATGCTAAGTTCTAATTATCCCCCTTATAATATTGTTAAAACAAATAAAGGGTATAATATTGAAATAGCATTAGCAGGATTTAGTAAATCAGATGTTAATATTTTTGTTGAAAACGGAATTATTACAATTGAATCTAAATCTGAAAATAAATCTAAAGATAATACTGAAGTTTTACATAAGGGTATATCAAAAAGGTATTTTAAAAGACAATTTAGTATTTCTGATGATATAAAAGTTAATGAGGCAGAATTAAAAGATGGAATGTTAACTATATTATTAGAAAAAATAATACCTGAAGATAAAAAATTAAAAAATATAAAAATTAAATAATAGATAGGGCGGTATAAAACCCGCCCATCTTTAAGGATAAATTAATGGCTATAACTACAATTAATTTAAAATCAGCGCCAAAAGATTTAAAAAGGGATATAGATAAAACTATTGAAAAAGAATTTAGGGCTAGAGCTTTAAAGGCTTTTGCTGATGTTAAATTAATGACACCTGTTGATACAGGACAAGCTAGAAATAGTTGGTATATTGGGTATACAGAAAAATATTTTAATAATAAAGAAGATAATTCAAACATACAAATATTAATGCCTAAAAATAAACCACAAGAAATTATTGTTACAAATGGTACAACTTATATTCAATTTTTAAATAATGGTCATTCTAAACAAGCACCTACAAAATTTATAGAAGCTGCTTTTAAAAAACATTTTGATGAAGTTGCTATTGAAGTGACTAATGGATAATTAACCGAGAATAAATATAAAATAATATTTAACTTATAGGATTAACACATGGCTGTTAAACTTAACATTAATACTAATGTTACAGGCCAGGGGCAGTTAAATAAATTAACAACTGGATTACAAAAATTAGATAGAAATGCTACAATAGCTGCTAAAAGAATTAAGATTTTAGAAGCGCAAGCTGCTAGATCAAGAGCAACTTTTGCAGCACTTGGTACAACTTTAAAAGTTGGTGTTGCTGCATCATTAGCTGCTGTTACTTTTGGTATTGGAAAATTTATAACAGATACTTTTTCTGCTGGAAGACTTGTAGAATCATTACAAGTAAGATTTAAATTATTATTTAATTCAGTTGAAGAGGGTGGAAGAGCATTTGATGTTTTAAATAATTTTGCTGCTAAAGTTCCATTTTCTCTTGAAGCAATTACTGCTGGTGCAGGAAATTTAGCTGTTATATCAAAAGATGCAAATGAATTAGGTAAAATATTAGAAGTAACAGGTAATGTTGCTGCAGCTACAGGATTAGATTTTAGACAAACATCTGAACAAATTCAAAGAGCGTTTGCAGGGGGTATAGCTTCAGCAGATGTATTTAGAGAAAGAGGCGTTAGAGCAATGTTAGGCTTTGAGGCCGGAGCAAAAGTATCTATTGAAGAAACAAGAAAAAGATTCTTTGAGGTGTTTGCTAATGGTGGACAATATAGTAAAGCCACAAAAGATTTTGAAAATACATTAGAGGCACAAGTTTCATTTGTACAAGATGCTTATTTTAGATTTAGAGCTGCTGCATCTCAACCTTTATTTGCAGGTGTAAAAGCCCAATTAGTTGAATTAGTAGGTAATTTTAAACAAAATGATGAACAATTAAAAATTCTTGCAACAAGAATAGGTAAAGGGTTAGCAGAAGCATTTGGTAATTTAGGTAAATTTATAAAATCAGCTATTGATAATTTTGATAAAATTGTAATAGCTATAAAAGCATTACTTGCTTTAAAAATAGCAACATTTATTGGTGGATTAGCTGCCCAAATGATTCTTTTAGCTAAAAATGTTAAAATTGCAGGTGGAGCATTTTTATTTTTAAATGGTGCAATAAAAGCAAATCCAATAGGTTTAATTGTAACAGCAGTTCAAGGTGCAGTTATAGCTTTTGTTGTGTTTAAAGATGAAATTATGAATGTTGTAAATGTTATTAAAAACTTTTTTATAAAAGAAATTAAAAAAACAAGTAGAGATGTTTTAAAATTAATAAGTTATTTAAAAATATTTCCAGGTGTATCCTCTAATGCGGCAGATGCAGCACAAAATATAACAAATGAATTAAAAGAAATGGATGCAGAAGCAAATGCTGTTATTTCATCTTACACAAAATTAACACAAAAACAAAAAGAGGCCTTTTCAGGTACAAGAACATCTAAAAGGAGAACATATAATCAACCCTCTCCTCAAAGAGGTATGGCTGATGAATTTGCGGCTGCTGAAAAGAAACGTCAAGAAGAATTAGCATCTATCAATGAAAGAATTATGTTTACTAACAAACGTATGATTGTTGATGCTGCTAAAGCTGCAGTAGCGGAAAAAGAAAGATTAGCTAATTTAAGATCTTACAGAGATGTTTTAGAAGATGCAGGAATAGAATCTAAAATGATTGCAGATACAATTAGTTCATCTTGGCTAGAGGGATTAAGACAAGGTAATTCATTATTAGATATAACTAAAAATGCATTTAGAAATGTTTTATTATCTATATCAGATACATTAGTTAAAAAATCTTCTGAATTATTAATTGAAAGATTATTTGTTTCTTTAGGTAATAAGAAAATTGCTCAACAAAAAACATTGAATTTTGAAGTTGGTAAACAAGGATCATTAATGGATACTATAATTTCTAAAGGTAGTAGTTTATTGTCTAATATTGGAGGATTTTTAGGAGGCGGTAAAGGAGGCGGATTTGCTGGTTTATTTAGTGGTGTAAGATCTATATTTAATTTTGCAGAAGGAGGTGTAGTTCCAGGAGGTGCGCCATATACAGATAGAATTCCAGCTATGCTAACACCTGGAGAAGTTGTTATACCTAGAAATAAAGTTAATAATAATTCAATGGGGTCAACTAATATAACTAATATTAACATAAGTGGAAATGTAGATCAAAGATCCATAGATCAAATTAAAGCAGTAATTGCACAATCATCAGCAGAAGTTGGTGGTGCAAATAAAACATTCCAAAGAAATACTCAAGGTATAAGAGGGAGAAATA